TTACTTATCTACGCCCCACGGGCCATGCTGGCCGCGCCCTTCGTACCGGTGGATGTGGTATCGCAGAGTACCCTCAGCAACGCCCAGCATGTCGGCCAAAACAGCCTGGCTGTACCAACCACTGCGCCACGCTGCAACGGCCTGAGCCACCTCCTCCCGGCTGACCTGAGCACGTCGGCCCCAGGTCTTCCCCTCCGCGCGTGCCGCCTTCTGGCCCGCAAGGCACCGCTCCCGGATCAACTCACGCTCGAACTCGGCGAAGGCCGTAAGCAGGTGCAGAAACATGCGGCCCTGCGGCGTGTCAGTCTCTATCGCCTCGGTCAACGAACGAAAGCCCACCCCCTTCGCTCGCAGCACTTCGAAGACGCGGACGAAGTGCGAAACCGACCTCGCCAACCTGTCCAGCTTGTAGACGACGAGGACATCCCCGGATACGAGCCGCCCGAGCAGTCTCTCCAGCTCTGGACGCTCCTTCACTCCCGATTTTTTCTCCTCCACGATGTGCCTGATGCCCGCGCGTCGAAAGGCTGCAAGCTGTGTCGCGGTCGATTGCTCTAAGGTCGAAACACGCGCGTATCCGTATGTTGTCATTGCTACACAAAGTGTAGTAACAACACAAGGCAAATGGGAGCTTCAGAAGAGACAGATCAGCGGTAAAGAACAGTCATCGGCGAGGACGCGGGGGAGCGTCAGCCGGCCGCTTCTCGCCGTCGCGCAACGGAAAAACAAACACCCAATTCGGGACATAGGTGTACTTAGCAGTTGCCCTTCGGCGCGTGTCTTCGTTGTCCTGGCGCACCTTGCGCCAGTAGTCCTCTTCCTGTTTCGTAGCCATGTCTTGCCCTCCTCCACTGAAGGCTAACACGGAGCAATACCAGTTGATCAAACGCGAGGCAGGCGCCGCTTTGCCTCAGGCACAAAGGTTCGCGAAGGGGTCAGGATGGGGCACGGAGGCCGAGAAAAGCCGCGAGACATACCAGGGTGGCGGGCATGGTCGCCAAGGCGCGCTAGGGCCGCTCTGCGCATTGCGACGGGCAAGTCGCGCGGGTCAGGTCTACATGGGGCGATGCCCCATACCCCAAGTCAGGGAACGATGGCGAGCAGCATGCCCAGGATGAAGCAGGCCAGGCCGATGCCAAAGAGCGTGTCCGTGAGGCTGGAGCGAACACGCTCCAGGCGCTCATCGAAGGCCCTCGCCGCGGCCATGAGGAGCAGCACGGAGCCGAGGATCGACATCACAAGAGACAGCATTGCATGGCTTTTCAGTAGCCGTATTCGGCGCGGATGGCGGCCCGCAGGTCGCCGATGGTAGGGCTTTGGTCGCGGGCGGCCAAGACCAGCTCCGGCGGCTCGGGCGGGCTGTACTCCGGACGTTCGGCGAACGTGCCGCCGGCGAGGACCACGACAGGCGGCGCGGTGTGCGCGCGGCACTCGAAAGGCTCACGCTCCACCAGGTGGCCGGCGGTGTCGTAGCACGCGCAACGCGTCTTGCTGGCAACGCAGCCAGCGAACACCGGGGCAGATGCAGGAGCAGCAGGAACCGCCGCGGCGCCGGCCTGGGCGACGACAGAGGACGACGAGGCGGCAGCGGGCGCGGAAGCAGCGGCAAGCGGTGACGAGGCAGGCGCCTTGCCGGAGACTTCGGCGGTCGAGGACTTGCCGCTCACGCGGTCGTTGATCCGCTGAATCGTGGTGGGCGCGAAGTAGGCCACGGCCGCGAGGCCGATCAGGACGAACCACACCAACCCGGGGAGCTTGCGCGGCTGCTTCGTGTGAACCTCCGCAGACCGGTACAGCTTCATCACCTTGCCGCTATAGCGCCACGGAGACTTAGTAATGGCCTTGCTGTACTGCAGCGAGCGCGACACGTGGTCCCACTCGTACACGACGGCCATTTTCATGTTGGCGACGCGGCGAACGTGCAGGTGCCGGCCGCCCAAGGCGTGCGTGTGGCGGTCCGTGTTCATAACGGACTGGGTGATGAGCACGAAGTCCACGCCCATGTGGCGGTGCGTGTCAAGGGCCTGCACGTCGGGCGGCACCTTCGAGCCGTTGGCGCGCGGTGGCCACATCTTCTGGAACTCATCGATGACGATCACCGATCCAGGCTTGGCCCACTGGTGCCAGTTGCGGGCGCTGGCCTCATTGCCCTTGAACTGCCATTCGTTGCCGGTAGCGATCCACTCGCCGCCAGTCTCCACCAGCTCATGCTCGATCAGCAGACTGGTGATGTTGGTGTAGATGGTGCGCGGCACCTCACGTTCGCCGCCGTCGCCGTCCGGAACCTTGATGGTGGCGCCGACCAACGGCAGCAGCAGTTTCTCAATCGCGAGGAGCGTCTTGCCGGCACCGGGCGTGCCGGTGATGATGGTGATCATTGCGGGTTCACTCCGAGGATCTTCGTAGCGTTCTGGATGTGCCAGAGCAGCACTCGCAGCGCCACGGCGCCAACGATCATGCTCAGGCCAACGCCGCCGCCAGCCAGCAGGAAGACGTTGAGCACGTCCACGGGCAGGCTGTTGACGGACGCCACCAGACGGGCCTTGAGGGCATCGACGGCAACGTCGAGGCCCACGATGGTGACGACGCTGAAGCCCAGCGACGTGAGGATGCGCGCCAGCAGCGGCTGCATCATCGACAGGAGCCAGGTGCCGAGCTTCATGCGCCGTCCCTCGCTGCGCCGCTCACGATCATGAAGGCGATGTAGGTGCAGATGATGAGCAGCACGGGCCGGACGTACGAGGTGATGTAGCCGCAACTCTGCTGCCAGTCCCAAATCTTCATGTTCTGGTGCGCCACGTTGGCATAGATATCGGCCGGGCACGCCCCGCCGCCGAACAGGTTCTCGTCGCTGTAGCTGACGTTCCGCGTGGCCTTCGGAATCTCTCCGGAGGGCGTGTCAAGGTCGGCGCACGCCAAGCTGTCCGGGTTCTTCTTGCAGCCGTCGCCATCATCCTTGTCGTCGGGCGTCTCGTCGGGGTTGGTGGTGGTAGTCGTCGTGACCGGCGAGCAGGTTCCATCGCCCACGCATCGCTGAGTCACCGTGGTGGTGGACGTGTTCGTGATCCTGTTCCCGTCGGTCTGGTAGTTATTGGTAGTCTGCTTCACCGTCTTGCTGCCATCGGCATTGGCAGTCTCCTCCTTCGGCCCCTGGACCTGCGACGGACCGGTGACGGTGGGTGCGCTGGGCAGGGTGATATCGCCGCCCTTGTCGAGGATGTCGGAGACAACCTGTGCAGGCACTTCGGGCGCGTCCATGTACGGGGCGATGTCGTCCATCGAGGCAGGCATCCAGTCGGTCCAAGTGGCAGTGGTGCTGCGGTTCTGCGGCTCGAATTTCGCCTTGGTCCACGAGGTGGGCGACGGGCTCCATGCGTACTCATAGGAGCACTGTGTCTGGCTGATGACGGAGATGTTCTGGTAGTAGCCTCCACCACCGTCACGTGAGGCCTGCAAATGGGCATTGCAGGCCTGCGACAAGCTACGCACCCAGGTCTTGCCGTCGGGCAGTAGGTACTCCCGGCAGTCAGCGGAACAGGAGCCCTCTTTCTGCAGCAGGAAGGGCTTGCCTGGATAGTCGGCGGCATCCTGGTTGATCCCCACGTTGCCCTCATCCAGCCAGCCCTTGATGGCAGGGGAGGCGGCAGCGATACCGAGGCAGATCAAAGGGTTCTTGCACAGCATGCCGAGGGCGTCCACAACGGCGGATTTGGGCACCTGATAACCGGCCTGGAAAGGGTACTTGGTGCCAGCGAAAAAGACATCGCCGGCATGGCCCATGTTCATGGTGGCGCCTCCACTCGGGTTGCCAGAGCCAGAAGCGCCGACGTACCAACCCGTGTTGCCTATCTGGCTTCCGACATGGCCCGAAGGGATCGAGCCGACGCTGCCCAAAGAGCCAGAGGAACCGGCCTGGTTCGGACGGATGGAGGCCACCTTGCCGGACTCGCTAACCGAGTACCGAAAGCCGGACATGCCGGCCTTGTTGATCGCGCCGCAGGTCAGCGGAACGACACCCAAAGCAAGAGCGCAAGCCCAAGCGCGTAGAGGATTTCGACGGATGATGGCATAGCTAGTCCCTGTCATGGTCAACCCTGAAAAGGTCATAGAGCCGCCGCAGGCAGAAGATGACCATGGCGGCGCCGAAGAACAGCACGAAGAGCTCCCCCAGGTCCGCGAGCGTGTTCGCGTCCGGGGGGGCCGGCTGGACCAACACGGTCAGGGTTTGACCGCCCGTGTTGTCCGCCATGGGTCACCAACCCATCTTCTTCTTGAGGGCGAGCAGGCCCCAAATCACGACGCCAGCGCCCATCATGGCGACGACGGCCGCGGAGGCATCGGACTTGAAATCGTCGATGGCCTTCTGCACGCCCTCCGGCAGGGCAGCGTGGGCAGAGGCCGCGGACAGGGCCAGCACAGCGCCTGCAGAGGCAGCGCGGCCGCCGAACTTGCGGGCAACGCCCAGGGTTTTTGCGAACATGTTATTTCCTTACTTGTGACGGTGCGGGATTGCACCCGGAGGCCCTGCGCGCAGGGCTACCGGCTGGAATCAGGGCATGTAGTCCGCTTCGGTGCCGAGGCGGTCCAGGTCGATCAACTGCGGCAGGTCTTCGGGCTCACACCAGTCCTGCACGAGCTGATGCGCTGACTCCACATCGAAGACCACACCGCCACCGGCTTGCCGCAGGCTCGGCACCCATTCCGGAGTGCCGTCATCGAGCGATGGACACAGGAACCGGCCGGTGGCCTGGGACTGGATGAGGAGCCGCATTTAGGCGGGCGCGGCGACGCGCTTCAAGGGCTTGATGGACACGAGCACGAGGCGGCTACCGTCATCGCGCGCAGCCTCCATCTCGAACACCGCTTCAGCCTGGATGGGAAAGGCGTTGCCGAGGTGCGCCCACTTGTCGAACTCGCCGGCATCGCCGATCTTGAAAGGGCGCGTGACGCGGCCCAGGGAACGGCCTGCGCCGTTTTCCTTGAGGTCCACTTCGCAATGGAAAGTGGTGCTGGAGAAGGGCTTGCCTTCGAAGGTGCCCTTGGATTCCTTGATACCGTGAACGGTGACGTTGGAAGTAAATTGCATGGTGGTCTTTCAGGCCTGGGTTGCGGGCTATGCGGTGACGTGGCCGGCGTCAACGCCCGTGGAAATTCGGGTCATGGCGGAGCGATAGGCGCGTGCAATTTCGGCTTCGGAGAAGCGCTGCAGACGGCCGGGCCGCTTCTGGTTCTCGACGAGCTCAAGGAATGCGTCTTCACCGAGGAACTGGAAGCAAAGCGCCAGCGTGGGCGCGGCAACGTCCATCGCGTACCGGATGTTTCGGACGGCTTCGGCCTCCACCGTTTCGATCGCAAGGCGCGGCGTCGTGGGCACCTTCTCGGGCGCGGGGATAGCGTCGGCCTCGCGCAGCAACTGGGCGTGCCATTCGCTAGCGCCTGCGAAGAAATCGGCGGGGCGCCGGAGCATGTCGGTCTGGAGCTCGCGCAACTTGTTGCCGTAGCGCAGTTCGGCGCGGACCCATGGCGAGTCGTCTTTCTTGCCGAACAACTGATGGCCCTTTTCGTAGACGTTAGTCTGCTTGCCGGCTTCCTTCGAGCCAAGATAGACGGAGCGTTCGCGGCCGTTCTCCCAGTCGCCCACGATGTTGATGGCGAGCTTCTTACCGGCCGAATTGCACAGGCCCTCGCGGTAGTCTGAGCGAACGCGATCCATGCCGCCTGCGAGGCCATCGAAGAAGTCAAGGGCGAGATCGCACCGCGTCATCGTGGCGCCGGTGTAGTCCATGAGGTTGGCAAGATCGAGGTTCCAGCCGGGGCGAGCGAACGTGCATGCGCTACCGTACAGGTTCACGTGGATGCTCTTCGCCTGGCCCTTCTGGCGCGGGCTATCGCCGGCAGCGAGATAGCCAACCCAACCCACTTCGACATCGTTCCGGACGATGCTCCAGCGGAAGCGGTAGAAGTCGTGACCCTTGCGCACTTCGGGGTACACGCTGAACTCAGGGCCGAGGGTTTCGCACACCTGCTCACCGAGTTCCTTTGCCTGCACGGAGGCGCCGAAATCGGCATCGGGAAGGTCGCGAAGCAGCTTGCGCATTCGCTGCAACTTGTCGGCCGCCTGATCCAGTTGATACGCGGAGAGAGGCTCCACATCCTGAGCGGGGAACAGGTCATCGAGCTTGGGCAACGGAGCGTTGCGCAGCAGCACGGTGAAGCGGACCCAATCGACGTGCACCGGGGTCTGCGAGTGAGTGCGCTCAGCGAGCAAACGGACCTTGACCTCATTCCCATCGAGCACCAGGGTGGACCGGTGGGCATGAGGGTTCACGATGCTGTTCACGGGCCGGGTCATTGCTCGACCTCCTGCGGCCCATGGCAAAGATCGTTATCCCCGTGATTACCATCGGGGGCAGAAGCCGCGCCGAGCGGCGCCCGTGCGGCGCAAGCTTGCCCGGCCGCCGCGAGCGCGCCGATAGCCCGTGCATGGGCTGCAAGGTCACGACCTGGCTCCGGGTCGCAGAAGGCGGCGATGGACAGCCATGCACCCGCATTGCGGGTGGTGTGGAAAGGCATGTGGATGAGGGCCGAGCCGGCCATGGGTGCGGTGCTCATGCACGGCGCCGCTGGACGCGGTCCATGGTGGCTTTGTCGGAGCGCTTGATCGACCAGGGGCAGCCGTGGCGACCCCCAACGCACAGCCACTGTCCAATGGGCTCAGTCAGCAGGACCTGGTGCCAGAGATACGAGTGGGTGCCCGCCCCCTGCCCGGCACCGGCCGCAGCCGCCAAGCCAGGAACCGATGCCGTTGGAGTGGCAGGGGGAAGGCACTCGATGTCCCCAGCTTGGGGATTAACCGGCGTCAGGCTGGAGACGTGGCGGTAGCCGAAGAAGGAGCCATCGAAGGACTCCAGGACGGCAACGTTGCCCTCAAGGGCACGGACTCTCAGCTCAACTTGGTCGGCGGTCAGAACGACGGCGCCGGGGGTGATTTGGTGGTGCATGGCGGCTGCTCGAAACGCCTACAACACGTAGGCGAAACGAATGGTAAGCACGACTACACCATGTAGGCAAGCGGTTTGTTACCATGACCTCATCTTGTAGGCAAAACTACAACATGTAGGCAGGAGAAAACCATGCAAACCACCATGAACCTTTTGGAAACGGCACTCAGCATCGAGCCCGCCCCTTTCTGGACGGAAAAGCTCAAGCTGTCGCGTGGCGCATTGCACACGGCGAAAACGCGCGGCCACCTAAGCCCGGCCATTGCAGGCGCACTTGCCGAAGAGCTTGGAAAGGATCCAAAGGAGTGGATCGTGGTCGCAGCGCTGGAATCCGAGCGTGACAGTGCGTGCAAGGACCGCATGCTCAAGCGGCTGCGAAAGCTCACATCGCTTTAA